GAGAGCACTTCAACTGTAACCAAGGGTAGAATGCCACAGTTTCAAAATTAAGAGTCTACTGTTTATTCTACTCATCTTTAAAAAGGAGAATGTAGTATGACTACTACTAAAGCCCTAAACGGTCTCACTCCTTCGCGTAGATACTCTGCTGGTGCTAACACCGTGCAGACAAGAAACTATCGGATTGCATCTGGTCTTGCATCAAACATCTTTACGGGTGATTTGGTCCATGTAAGATCAGGTAACGTACAACCCGTTAGTAGTGGTAACGGCAACGTAAACGCTCCTATTGGAGTTTTCATGGGTTGTTACTATGAAGAAGACGGTGAGCCAAAGTTCCGTCAACATTGGCCCACGGGAACTTCTGCAAGTAATGCCTACGCGATTGTTTGTGATGATCCTCAAGCAACTTTTGAAGTTCAGTGTGACGCCAGTTCTTCTGTTGGTGATATCATGGAACATAACTTTGAAGCTACTCTCGGTGCGGGTTCTACCTTCACTGGTCGTTCAGGGTTTGGTCTTGATATTTCAACACGTACAAGTGGTGTAGCGGCTATGTTCCGTATCATTGACTTTGTTGATACCCCGGGTAACGACATTGACAATGGAGCAGAAGCAGCTTTCCCAATCGCTGAAGTTCAACTTATCCACCACCAGTTGACCCGTGTTTCATCTGGCGCGTAACCTGAAAGGAGCTTAGACAATGGCTATAAATAGAGCTAGTATTGCCAAGCAGCTTCTGCCGGGCCTTAATGCCGTTTTCGGTATGGAGTATGGAGAAGTTGCTGATGAATACAGTGTTCTCTTTGAAGTAGAGAACTCTGACCGTGCATTTGAAGAAGAGGTTCTCTTCACTGGTTTCGGCACTGCACCTGTCAAGGGTGAAGGCGCTGCTGTCCAGTTTGACAATGCACAAGAAAGTTACACTGCAAGATATACGGCTGAAACGATAGCTTTGGCCTTTGCAGTTACGGAAGAGGCAATGGAAGACAACCTGTATGACACGTTTGCCAAGCTGCGTGCCAGAGGGCTTGCTCGTTCCATGGCTAACACCAAGCAGACTAAAGCTGCTGATGTTTTCAACAACGGTTTCAACACCTCCTTCACGGGCGGTGATGGACAACCTCTCTTCAGTGCCAGCCACCCAACGGTTGGTGATGGAAACCAGAGCAACCTGATTGGTTCCGCTGGTACGGTTGACCTTTCTGAAGCAGCGTTGGAGACAGCATTGATTAGTATTCAGACGATTAAGGATGATCGTGGTATTCTTGTAGGTGGAAATGCAGTATCCCTGCACGTTGCACCGGGGAACCAGTTCACGGCAGACCGTGTGCTGAATAGCCCGTATCAACCTAACACGGCTGATAACAACATCAACGCTATCAACCATCAAGGAATGATCCCACAGGGTTATTCTGTGAACAAGCGTTTCCAAGACTCGGATGCGTTCTTCATTAAAACTGACGTTCCAAACGGAACGAAGATGTTTGTAAGAGCACCGCTTGCCACTAAGATGGAGCCTGACTTTGACACGGGTAACCTCCGTTTCAAAGCTAGAGAGCGTTACAGCTTTGGTTTCTCGGACTGGAGAGGATTCTTCGGTTCACAAGGAGCCTAAGTACTTTAGTGTGGAGGGGCTGAGATATGCCTCTCCACTACTTTTTTTTCAACATATTTGAATGGCACCTAGGGTGCTGGTCTTAGAAAGGACTGTTCATTATGTCTACACATTTTCCAAACGGTGTCACAAACGTAACCAAAGAGTCTACGTTTGGTGACTTAAAAGAAATGGTCCCGAACAAGTACACCACGTTCTGGGCAGACTTTGTAACCCCTGCTGATTTAGGCGCACCTTCTTTTAATGGTGGAGCAGCTGGTGCGGTCTCTTGTAATATGTGGGATATCACTGTGGTAGATAGTGGAGGAGATACTGCCTCTGTTATTTCTTGCACAGACGGTGCAGGAGGTTTCCTTACAATTACTACAGATGACGCAGAGAATGACGGGGTTGCCCTTCAATCAAAAGTAGAACCTTTTAACATTGACGAAAGCAAAGAAACTTTCTTTGAAACACGCCTCAAGGTAGGTGACGCCACACAAACAGATTGGCTCTGTGGTCTTGCAATTAAGGATACAACTCCTTTTGCGGGTCTTTCAGACTCTATCACGTTTAAGTGTGATGATGAGAGTACAGCTATTCGTCTGGTCTCTGAAACAAATATGTCAGGTTCAATTGTTTCTGCCTCTGTCACGGCAGTTGCTTCCATGACAGACGATACCTTTGTAAAACTAGGCTATCACTTTGACGGTTTTAGTAATATCAAAGTGTACACTGACGATGTTCATGTTGCTACCCTAAGTGTGGTATCAGGTACTAATCTTGTCACAGACGAAGATATGGCTCCTATTGTTGCGGTGCTTACAGGTGAAGCAGCTGCTAATACAATTACGGTTGACTATATCTCTGCAATGCAAGAGAAGTAATAAGCTGAACCTTGGAAAGCCAACAGCTTTGATCTATAATAGGGGGAGGATCAGGAGATGGTTCTCCCCTTTCTTTTAGGAGAAAAATAAATGACAACTACACTTAAAATTGCACAGGTAGAAGGTGGTGCAGGAGGTAATGGCCTCATGGTTGATGCCAAGTCCAGTGTAACTCTGGCAGATACCAGAATCAGGCTTTATACTTTTGCCGTCACCGTTGCCTCTGAAATTGTAATTGGAGACAAGAAAGGTGTTGTGATCAAACAACCTGCCTTAACTGCCAATACAGCAGATAATGTTTACATAGGGGATGATGGGGTAAGGTGTGAAGGTAATGTCTCTGTTGCTGGTATCAGTGACGGTGGTAAAATTTACGTTTACTATGGCTAACCCAGATGGATTTTAACTCTCTTGTCAGCGCAATTGTAGAGACCACTGAGAATGATGGCTCAGAGTTTCTAGGTGCTCTTCCTAATATGATACAGAGAGCACAGGATAAGATGATGAATGACCTAGATGATCAGGGTCTTGTCTCTTACGCCAGTGTAGCTGTATCTTCTGGAACTGCAGAAGTATCTGTGCCTAGTGGTGGAGAGATCATCAAGACCTTTACCATAGAGGTCAGTGGTTCCAGAACTCAGTTGAAGCATAGACCCTATGAGTATATGCTAGACTACTGGCCAGTCTCAGCTTCCACAGGTACACCTAGGTACTACGGCTTTAAGACTAACACAGAAATCAGAGTAGCGCCTACACCTTCTGCCACGGTAGACTCTCAGATAGGATTCATTGCACAGATTACAACTATTACATCTGCAAGTCCTACCAACTACTTTACGCAGCACTGTCAGAATGCGCTCTTCTTTGCCACCATGATAGAAGCTTCTCTCTTTATGAAAAGCTTTAACACAACTCAGGCGTGGCAACAAGAGTACCAAGGAGAGATAGACAGGTTAAGAAACAGAGCCAGAAGAAGTAGACAGGATGACATGCAGCTTAACACAAGTCCAGCTGGTGGTCCTAATACACTTATTGCAGGGAGTAATTAATTATGGCAGTTCCAGTTGATTATGATAAAAGAAAAAAAAGAGGAAGTTCTGCAGCGTTGGGTAAAAAACCAGACCCTTATAAATCTATTAGAGATGGTAATAAACAAAAGGTAAAGGGCCAAGCTAATGTTCCTACTGCTAGGCAAAAAAAGGCAGCGGGAAAGTTAGCTGCTTCAGTAGTAGGAGGTCCTCTTGCTGGTAAACTTATAGGCAAAGCTGCTACAAAACTAGCAGGAGTTGGTAAAAATATTGGTAGAGTGTCTAGAAAACAACCAACTAGGGCGAATACTGGACAGTTTAAAAAACCTTCTAAGGTAGAATCAACAGTGGGGCAAGCTGTTAAACAGGTAAAAGAGAGTAGACCTGTTCAAAATATTAAAAATGTTTCCAGAGGAGGAACAGCTGTTACTAAAACAGGAAAGTACAGAAAACCTAATGTTGTTGAAAAAGTTGCCAGAGATGTAGGCAGATCAAAAAGGGGAGAATCTAAATCTGTTTTTGTAACTCCTAAAGGAAAACCTAGTACAACAGCTAAAGGAGTTTTAGGTATTGGAGCAGCTGCAGGAGCGGCAAACGTAGGATCTCGGTTATATGATTCTGTAGATCCTATGCCTAAAAATAAAAAAGTAGATACTACTAAACCTAAAGTAAACAAAGAATCTAGTGTTAATAAGATAAGTGGTTATCAACCAGATCCTACTTCATCACCTAAAATTACATCTAAACCTAAAGCTAAAAAATCTAAAGCTAAAGATACAGATACTGGTTATAAGTTCTATGGTAAAAAGGGTACTGGCCTAGGAGACTTCTCTAGAAAATATGGTATTAAGTACGCCACTCAAGAGCAAATGGATAAAGACTTTGATCTGAGTGATGGAGAAAAAGCAGGGGGCAGACCCGGAAGAGGTAAGATGAAGACCCAAGGTATGAACCGTAGTAAACGCAGCGGCTTCTCTGGTAGAGGTTCAGGCGCAGCACAGAGAGGATTTTAATCATGGCTGAAACACTTAAAGAAAAAAAACTAGAAGCTTTTAATAAACCACAAACTTCAAAGGATATAGACCAGAATCCTCCGACTTCTACAAAGATGTTGGATGCAATCGTAGGTAGGCCCACTGGTCAAGGTTATGGGGCTGCAAGGAAAGGACCAAACATTGTCTGACGAATATACAACAGAGAAAGCGTGCGGCAACCCCTCTTGCCAATGCACAGGGTGTGATGATTGTTCTTGTTCTAAAGAAGGGGGGTGTGACTGTACACAACCAACTGGAGAATAGAAAGGATATGAATGGTGGAGGACTTTAGTGTATTTCAGGCTATTTCAGATTACGGGCTTGCCATAGTTGCCACCATAGGAGCGGGTGCAGCAGCTTGGAAACTTTTGCATTTTATGCTTAGAGATGTAGCAACCGCGCTAAAGAGTCAAGATGAAATTATAATTGCTCTGATAGACAAGAGTAACAGAGTAGAAACTTTAATACAAAGAATGGACTCTAAGCTAGACACAGTTCTACAACATAGCTCAGATCCCTTATTAAAAGAATCAAAAGAAAGGTATAGGTCCTAATGGCTTTTGAAAAATTTGACCTCACGGTAAAACCTTTTGGATCAAAGAAAGTTAAGGTAACGCAGGAGCTACCTTCTGGTAGGCGTGTGCCTTATATGAAATCTAAACCTGCTCAGTATGCTGGAGGAGGTCCTATTGAGTATGCTGTGGGTGGTCCTGTGAAACCAGCGTGGATGAGGAATAGATAAGTCATGGCAGTTGCAACTACATCAGACTTTGACGCTACCTTCTTTATAGACGAGGTGATAGAAGAAGCCTTTGCCATGATAGGAGGAGAGCCAGAACTAGGTAATGATGGTATCACTGCCAGACGTTCTCTTAATCTTTTGCTTACTGATTGGCAGAACAGGGGCGTCCTTCTCTGGGGTACAGATATAAAGTCTACTGTTCTGACTGAGAACGTAGCTGAGTATACTCTAGACGATGACACAGTAGATGTTCTCAACGGGTACATCAGGTTGTCTTCTAACTCTAATGACTTTCAGATGAACCGTATGTCTTACGAAGAATACGAAGCTATCACCAACAAAGCTACAGCAGGAAGACCTACTCAGTTTGCCAGCCTTAAAGGCAGAGACAACATGAAGATATATGTCTTTCCTGTTCCTGATGCAGCAGATACCTATACCTTTAGACAGTACAGAATGAAGCGTCTGAAAGATGTTAACAGAAGTGCTCTGGAAAATGCAGATGTTCCTTTCAGATTTCTTCCCTGTCTCACTGTAGGTCTTGCTTACTACCTAAGTCTCAAGAGACCTAATGTTCCCACAGAACGTATCACCATGCTCCAAGCTCATTACGAAAGTCTTTTAGGCACTGCTCTGGAAGCAGACAAAGAACGGGTAAGTTTGTTTATCTCTCCAAGATTAAGGATAGTATAGAATGGCTAAACTCTGCCCCAAAGGAAAGGCAGCGGCTAAACGTAAGTTTGATGTTTACCCTTCAGCTTATGCAAATATGTACGCCTCTGCTGTTTGTTCTGGTAAGGTCAAACCCGGGGGAAAGAAAAAAGGAAAGAAGAAAAAACTTGTAGGAGCCAAGACAGGAGGTGGTCTTAGAAAGTGGGTAGGTGAAGAGTGGGTAGACATAGGCGCTCCTAAGAAGAACGGTAAGTTTCAACCTTGTGGTAGAAAGTCTGCCACAGGTTCCAAAAGAAAATACCCTAAGTGTGTTCCGCTGGCCAAGGCAAAACGTATGACAGCTGGACAAAAAAAGTCTGCTGTTCAACGTAAAAGATCAGTGAAGCAAGGTGTAGGTGGTAAGCCTACCAATGTTAAAACTTTTGCAAAGAAGAAAAGGTGATGGCAGTTAAGAAACGAAAAGGTACTATGAAAGGTCATAGCATCAGCGGTGGACAGAAAAGACCTACCAAAGCTGGTGCAGGTATGACCAAGAAGGGTGTGGCAAAGTACCGGAGAGACAACCCGGGTAGTAAGCTAAAGACAGCTGTTACCGGATCTGTGAAGAAGGGTAGTAAGGATGCAAACAGACGTAAGAGCTACTGCGCCAGATCTGCAGGTCAAATGAAGAAGTTTCCCAAAGCTGCAAAGAATCCTAACTCAAGACTAAGACAAGCTAGAAAAAGGTGGAAATGTTAAATGGCTACACCAATAGGTAAGAAAGCATTCTTTATCAGTGATAGATCAGGGTTTCGTTTTCCTCTTGATCAAAGAGTCAAAGAACCCGGAACAGAGTTTATTGTTGCAAAGAGTGAAAGCGATGGTATTTTTAATCTTGTAACAGACCCACAAAATAGGGTAAAATTTCCAGTAGACAAAGAATTTATCAGAGATGCAAGACCACCTAGTAATGAAGATAGAAATAAAAGCTGGGAAACTGTTACAACTAAATGGGAAGATACTACCACTGAATGGAACTTTATATAAAAGGAGTTGAGAGCAATGGCAAGAGCTTATTTCAATGCAAAGAAAGTTACTAAGAAACCTGCTGCTAAGAAGAAGAAGAAAGTTACCAGCCGTCAAGGGTATAAGGCTAGAGAAGACGAAAGTTTGGCAATGCGTAGGGGTAAAGGTTCTTCCAAAACGCAGAGCTATAAGTCTAGAAGAGATGAAGCTCAAGGAGCCAGAAAAAAGAAGAGCAGTAAGAAAGAAAAAAGAAGTCCAGTATACGGTTTGAAAAGGAAAAGCCGTAAGAAATAGAGACTAAAGGAATAATTTATTATGGCTGATCTAACAAACCAACTGATAGCTAATACTTATAAGGATCTGCTGCAAGTCAACGCAGAAAATCCTAACGATGGTCTTGATGGAACAGTCAGGACTATTCAAGACGGGGGAGGAACTGCTGGCCCTATTGCCATGAGTACGGCACAGTTAAATGTCACGGGCCAGTTTGCTCTCCGAGGTACAGTTCTCACTGCTACGGCAGATCAGCTTAATAACTTAGCCCTTGGTGGATTTACTACTTTTACTGCTAATGATGGGACAATCCTCCTGACAGAGGAAGGTACTTCTGTTAGTACTGCCACCACCAGTGTCACCGCTAGAGTTAACCCTTCTCTTAGTCTTACAGACCTAACTGCCACTGCCATAGGTGGGGCCAGTGTATCTGCCACTAGTTTACTTGCTGGGGTCTTGACTTATCCTTCTTCTGCTGGTAACAATGGTCAAGTCTTACAGACCAATGGAACTAATACATTAAGTTTTGTAGATGCAGGAGCAGGAGGTGGTTTCTTTAAAGGTGACAACGGGGATACGGGTGATCCCACCACAGGACCGGGAGATATCTTCCGTATCAACGAGCAGGAGTTAAACACAGATACCGTTATCACCACCATAGAGAATGGTTCAGGAACAGGTCCTATAACGGTAGCTTCTGGAACTACTTTAACTGTCAACGGTAATCTTACACTGATATAAGAGGATTGAACAATGAGTACATTAAAAGCAGATACTGTCACAGCCGCCTCCGCTAATAGTGATCTTAATCTTAGCGGTAACGGCACAGGTAATGTAAACTTAGCAACGGGAACTGAGCTAAACGGTACCGCTCTCACTTCTACATTTATAGCTTCTGGTGGTAGTGGTTCTGGTTCTGGTCTTACAGATCTTAACGCCTCTAACTTAGCCAGCGGCACCGTTCCAGACGCAAGATTCCCTGCTACCCTTCCAGCTGCCAGCGGTGCTAATCTTACTGCTTTAGACGCCTCTAACCTAGGCAGTGGAACTGTCCCAGATGCCCGGTTTCCTGCCACTCTCCCCGCCGCCAGTGGTGCTAACCTTACTTCTCTCGCTGCAGCAGCAATATCCGCTGGAACAGTGAGCGAAATAAATCTAAAGGACTACGGTGAAATTACAAATGCTATTGGATCAATAGGAGGTGGTACTCAAGATATTGACATTAGCCTAGGTAACAATGTAACAGCTACCGTTGACACAGCTACCACTACTTTTACTTTTAGTAACCCCACTGCTAGTGATGAACTCTGTGGCTTTACACTCTTCCTCACCAACGGAGGTTCACAAACTGTAAACTGGCCAGCATCTGTTGACTTTCCCGGGGGTACTGCTCCTACTCTTACAGCCGCTGGATTAGATATTTTAGTTTTTGTAACTACAGATGGTGGAACTACTTACCATGGAATGGCAGCTAGTTTAGATAGTAAGTAGGAGAACCTAGATGCCTAATGTAAAAAAAGCTTTAATGGCAGCAGCTGGTGCTGGTGGTGGTATTGACTACGGCAATAAAAAACTTTTTGTCTGGGGTGCAAATACTAATGGTGGTTTAGGACTAGGCAACACCACTGATCTCTCCTCTCCTGTTCAACTAGGAGCCACAGGAGATTGGCAACGAGCCTGTGTAAGTGGTAAAGGACATTCTTTATTTCTAAAACCTAACGGAACTATGTGGTCTTGTGGTGATGGTGTTAACGGTGCAACAGGACATGGTAATCAAACTGATCTTTCATCTCCTGTTCAGATAGGCGCTTTAGATACTTGGGCTTGGATTAATACCACACGGCAAGGAGATGGTGGTGGTGTTAGACCTAGATCAGCGGCTATAAAAACTGATGGAACTCTCTGGATGTGGGGGGCTGGCTCGTATGGTGCACTAGGACAAGGTGACACTGCTTCTCACTATTCTCCAGTTCAAGTAGGTGCTTTGACCAATTGGAAAAAAGTTTCATTCGGAAGAGATTTTTGTATAGCTCTCAAAACTGATGGAACCATATGGTCATGGGGGCGTAACACAGCTGGCCAACTGGGAACGGGTACAGCCCCCGGCGTCAATGCTTCCTCTCCTGTTCAAATAGGCTCACTTACAACTTGGATTGATGTAGCTGGTGGTGGAAACGCATGGGCGGGAATTAGATCTGATGGTAAGACGTACTGCTGTGGTAATAATTACTATGGTAACTTAGGAAATAATGAACGAGGTGGGTCGGGAGGTGCTCCTAATCAGTCTAGTCCTGTCCTAGTTGTAGGAGGTCAAACTTTTACAAGTATAGCGTCTGCGTATGCTGTGGTTATCGGAGTACAAGCAGACGGTACTATGTTTTCTTGGGGGAGAAACTACAGAGGTGGGTGCGGTATAGGGTTAGGACCCGGAGTAGGTTTTGGTGCAAGTGTAAGTAGTCCTGTTCAGATTGGTTCTTTAACAAATTGGGCAGGATTTGGAGTAAAAAATGCAGATGGTGATTCTATCCTGGGATTTGGTGGTCTTGGCCAGACGGCAGTAGCTGCTAATGGAACAAGTTTTGCAAAAGTAAAAACTGATGGTACCCTCTGGTCATGGGGGAATGGCGGTGCAGGAGCAATAGGAGTAGGTAACACTACTAATTATTCTTCTCCTGTTCAAGTAGGTTCATCTACTAAATGGTTATCTTCTTATACTGGTTACGCCTCTGCTTGGGCATTTGAACAGGCAGACTAGGAAATAATAAATGCCTAATGTAAAAAAAGTACTCATGGGAGCAGCTGGCGCTGGTGGTGGCAATGAAGTCTATGCTTGGGGAAGAGGAAATCAGGGCAACCTAGCGCAAGGAGGTACGGATGTAAATAATTCTTCCTCTCCTGTTTTAATAGCAGGTTTATCTCCATCAAACTTTGCCTTTAGTGGTTTCAATGGTTTTGCTATTCAAGATGGAAATTTATATAGCTGGGGTACTTATAATTTGGGAGTGCTCGGTGATGATGGAGCCACTGTCTACCCACCCGGTAAAAGATTTGCTCCTCCTTTTGCTACAGTTGCAGGAACTCAAGGCTTTGCAAAGCTAAGTGAAGGTAATGGTGGTTTCTGGTTTCATGCCGTAAAAACTGATGGTACTCTCTGGGCATGGGGTGATAACACCAAGGGACAGCTGGGTGACGGTACCAATGTTACTAAATCATCTCCGGTGCAAATTGGTGCTCTGACAGATTGGGGTTCAACTTGCAAAATAAGAGGATCTCTAGACGCCACCACAGCCTTAAAAGCAGACGGTTCTCTCTGGGCATGGGGTAGAAATAGATTTGGTGCTCTAGGTGTTAATCAGCCGGGTTCCGGTGGAACATATGATATTTCTTCTCCAGTTCAAATAACCACCGGAGTAGCTGACTTTACAGTTTTAAGATACGGTGGTGCACTTGTTAAAACTAATGGAGAACTTTGGACTTGGGGAAGAGGTACCAAAGGACAATTAGGTAACGGTACATCTGGGTACTCTGGAATAGCAAAAAGTTCTCCGATTCAAGTGGGTGCTCTAACAGATTGGTCCAAGCTTGCTGCTACAAACTCCACTCTTCACTGCGTTAAAACTGATGGTACTCTCTGGGCATGGGGAGCGGGTACCTATGGACCTAATGCAGGAACCAATGTTTCTTCTCCTGTACAGATCGGTGCTCTGACAGATTGGGCAACTCCTGATTCTAACACTGATGCGTACCTAGGCTGGTGTGTTAAAACTGATGGAACTCTGTGGGGATGGGGTATACAAAAGTACGGACTATTTCAAAATGCTGGAATAGGTACTGGAGACCAGACAGTTAGCTCACCTGTTCAAGTAGGAACTCAAACACACTACGGTTCACCTAATAAATTTAAAGGTGCTGGTGGTGGAAGAACAGTGGCAAGGGTAATGTATATAGAATGATTTACTTAGCATCACTTCCTAGATCAGGTTCAACTCTACTCACCTCTTTATTAAATCAAAGAGGAGATACTTACGCTACTCCCACTAGTAATCTCTCTGATACAATGGGAGCAGCTGTAAGAGAGTGGGAGCACAATCCAACTACTAAGGCCACCAACGGTACAGAAGAAGACTTGATCCGTATTCTCAAGGGTATCTCTGATAGTAGATACAATACAGAGAAGATGGTATTTGACAAGAGCCGTAGCTGGGCAGATCCTCAAATTATAGAAACTATTTCTAAATTTCAAGAGGTAAAAATAGTAGCCACGGTGCGTCCCACTGTTGAGTGTCTGGCATCTTTTGTTAACATATCAAAGCCAGAAGATATAAATGAATTTTTTAAAGGTCCATTGGTAAATCATTTCTTTAGTTCTTATCACATTTTAAAAGCAGGGTACGAGGCTTACCCAGATAAGTTTCTTCTTATTGAATACGATGAACTGGTAAATGATACACAAAATCAGATGGACCGTATATCTGAGTTTGTAGGGACTACTAAGTTTATCCATGACTTAAACAATGTACCAGCTAGTAAAGAACAAGATGAAGCATGGGGCATAGAAGATCTACACGCTGTACGTCCAGTAGTTTCAAACCGCAACCTAGATGTAGTTTCTATTCTAGGAGAAAATCTAGCCAAGCGTTTTGAAGGTGGTGAGTTCTGGAATGATAAACCTGAACCAGTACGAGAACCTGACTTACTAGATCTGCAAGTTGAAGCAGGTCTACGAGGTGATTTTGAAAAAGGTTGGGAGATTGCACAGCAAGCAGATCCTGCTGATAACCGTGCATCCTTTAATCGTGGATGGTACGAACTACGCCTAGGCAATCTTCAGAAAGGGCATAAGCTCTTAGACCAAGGGCGGTTAGAGGATGTTTTTGGAAATAGAAAAACATCAGGTATGCCTACGTGGAAGGGAGAAAAAGGAACTGTTCTGTTAAACCTAGAAGGAGGTCTAGGTGATCAGGTGCATGGCTTTAGATTTGCCAAGGATATAGAACAGAGAGGGTGCAAAGTTGTTATCTCTTGTTCTGCTGAACTTGCTCCTATCTTTGCAGAGCAATTTATCACGGTGCAACATGAAGCAGCAGGTGGAGTATACCACGATTACTACTGTCCTTCTATGTCAGCTGTCCTTCCCTTGGGGTATGAGTACAGTGATCTAAAAGGAGATGCTTATATATCTAGAACAGCTGAACTCATCAAAGGTAGAGTAGGAGTTCGTTGGCAGGGTAATCCTAGATTTGAGCACGAACAACATAGATTGTTTCCTGCTAATTTAATGTTTGATGCGGTGAAAGGTACCGACTGTGTTTCTCTTCAAAGAGATGAAGGTGTTGAACTAAAACCTAGTTGGATGGCTCAAGCAAATGTAGAAGACTGGAATGCAACTAGGCGTTCTATTAGTGAGTGTGAACTGGTGGTGACCAGTTGTACCTCTACTGCACACCTAGCAGGTGCCATGGGAGTTGAAACTTGGATCGTCACTCCTCTCTTAGCTTATTACTTATGGGCGTTGCCTATACCTACCTCACCATACTATAATAGCGTTACCCTCTACAGACAGGAAAAATACGGTGACTGGTCTGCACCGTTTGAACACATTAAGGAGAAACTACAATGTTATATGCACACGTTGAAGACGGCAGCGTAACTTACATGGGAACGCTCCCAAAGAATTGGCGTAATACTTCTAATTTAGATAAGGTAAGTGATAGTGTTTTTTTAAAGAGCCTAGGTTGGGTACCTTTGATAGAGAAGCCAGCTACTATAGGAGAAAATGAAGTCTCTGATGGGTGGGTTCAAACTATTACTAAAGAGTCTGTCACTACCACTGAAAGAAAACGTGACATGACTAAAGAAGAGAAAGAAGCTAGAACTAGAAACAATGCTCTAACAGAAATTGGAAGACTTGAAGCACTAGAAACTCCTACAAGAATAGCAGAAGCTGTCCTCACAGAAGAAGGAAAAGCTTGGCTACAGGTTAACAGAGATTTAATAGCAGTTGAAAGAGCAAAGTTGTAGAATGATATTTAAAAAGAAAATTCTTGTGATGGGCCTACCGGGGTCAGGCAAAAGCCACCTTGCAGAAGCTCTGGCCAAAGGACTGAACGGTGTCTGGATTAATGCAGATAAAGTAAGAGAGCAGTATGATGATTGGGACTTTACTCCAGAAGGGAGAATGCGTCAAGCAATGCGTATGAAGTTTTTATCTGACGGTGCTAATATGGCAGGACAAGTTGCTGTTGCTGATTTTATTTGTCCTACTGAAAAAGCCAGAGAAGAGTTTGGTGCAGACTTTACTATCTGGATGGATACAATTAAAGAGGGACGCTTTGAAGATACTAATTTAATGTTTGAAGAACCGAGTAAATGTGACTATCATATAACAAAGTGGCTTACAGATATCAATGAGTTACTGACAACAATTAACAACGGAAAAAGAATGGACCGACAAAAACCAACTGTTCAGATGTTAGGACGTTATCAACCTTGGCACGCTGGACACAGAGAACTTTTTAAGAAAGCTCACGCTAAGACTGGGCAAGTTATAATTATGGTAAGAGACACAGGTGAAGAGTATTTTGATTGGAGTTACCTTGTAAAGGATTTGACAGAGCACAACTTTACCTACGGTGTAGACTATGAGATTATGCACGTTCCTAATATTGTAAACATTACATATGGGAGAGATGTTGGATACAAAATTGAACAGGAGCATCTGGGTGAAGAGATAGAAAGCATCTCAGCAACAGATATTAGACTCGCAATGGCTAAGTAAACATGAGTACTTTTAATAATCTTCTTTTAATGGGAGCAGAAGCTACCGCTGAATCTGGTGGGGGCGGAGGGGGTGGTGATACTCCTTTCTCAACTACACTAATCCCTAACTCTGTCTGGTTTGATGGGTCTGCAGATAGTATGGAAACTGGCTCACTCTCTGCTCAAGTTGATTCTGGAAATTTTGTTGTAGCTACGTGGATGCAAAGAAATAATTTTTCAATTGCAGACCAAGCTTGGTTTGAGTTATTTAATTCTAGTACAAGCAGATCTGGGATAGGTTTTTTAAATTCTGATAATACATTAGCATGGAGACAAGATTTCTTTTTTAGAGAAACAACGGATGCTGCTTACAGAGACATAGCTTGGTACCATATCATAGTAAGTGTTCAACCGACTAACTCTGGTACGACTAATGGAGATGGTTGTCAAATATTTATAAACGGCATTCTCCAAGATTCTACCACAGTTGTTAGCGGTGATGGTTATGGTCCTACATTTAGTCCTCAATCTCAGGGCTATATTTTTATTCTTGGAAAAGGAAATCCTAGCGGTGGTTCTGCTCATTTTAAAGGATATCTAGCACAAACAGTTTATCTAGACGGTCATTCTATACAAGCTGGAGATGTATCAGTTAGTGATTTTTTGTCTACTCAAACTTTTGGTACAAATGGAACTCAGTTTATTCCTAAGTCTAATGCTGATGTAGCGTTACTTGCCAGTAATGCAGGGGCTAATTCTTTTTGTTTAGACTATTCTAATTCTTCAGCTTTGGGTAATGACATAAGCACTAAAGGAAATGATTTTACTCCTACCAGCATGACAAGTGCTAACCAGTCAGGTAACACTCCTTCTAAGATGTACGCTACAATGAACCCACTAATACCTAGTAGCTCTACACTAACATTTGCTGAAGGTAACAGAAGAGTTACTGCTGCAGCTGGTGGAGATGGTGGAATATTTTCAACTCTTCCACTACCTACCACAGGCACCACAGAATTTCAAATGACTACGAACAACGGTGACGGTAGAGTAGGTATTACTTGTTATGATAACCTTTTAGCATCTGCATCAAATGCTTCAGACAATGCGTTTGGTGGTTCAGCTGTAGGCTTTGATGCAGGGTATGCTTATGCTGAAAATGGAACATTAAGAATAAGAACTCAAAGTTCCCAAAGCTCACCTGCTTTTGGAGGTGTTTGGTCTACCAATGATGTTATAACTGTTAGATATAATGCTGATGCTAATGAGTTAAACTTTTTAAAGAACAATGTAGCGCAAGGAACAACGGTATCTACTGAAGCAGGTCTTACCTACTATGCCTGTATTTCCCGCTTTAATAACTATGATTGTACCTTTCATTTTGACGAGGCAGAGTTTCCTCACACCATAGGAGTAGGTAACAAAACAATTAACACAGCAGACCTAGCCACTCCAAGTTTCCAAGGTAAGGACTTCTTTGATGCTACCCTCTACACTGGTAACAGTGCTACTCAAACTGTAGGAGGCGGGAGTGATTCTAAGTTTACAGCCTCTGCTTGGATAAAAAGTAGAAGCGCCACCTCTAGTAATATGCTCTATGACAGGGTAAGAGGAGCAGCAACTGACTTACACTCTAACGCCCCAGATGCACAAGTATTTGACGCAGATACTCTGACAAGCTTTTTACAAAGGGGTGGGCAGTTAGGTGCAGATTCACAGGTAAACCTTAACACTGGTACCTTTGTCCTCTGGCAGTGGTTGGCAGGTAGTTCTGCAACCAGTGGCGTGACTAATGGAACAGGTGCTACCACCAGCACACTTATTACATCAGCGGCTCAAAACTTTTCAGTAGGTACATTTACTGGAACAGGCGCTTTTACAACAGTGGGTCACTCACTAGGAGGTGTGCCAGACGCTATCTTTGTAAAGAATGCCACCACTGGTTCCACTAACTGGGCAGTATATATAAAGAACATCACAGGTATAAATGGAAATCCTGAGAATAATTTTATAGAATTAAACACTACTACGGTGGCAACTGCTAGTAGTACAGCATGGGCTAGTATTGCGCCTACCTCTACAGTTTTTTCCCTAGGTGCTGGTAATAATCAAACAAATCAATCCGGTGCAACTATGTCTTTTATGGCATTTAGATCTATTCCCGGTGTCTGTAAAGTAGGATCGTACACAGGTACTGGAACAACTAGTGGTCCTTTTGTAAACTTTGAGTTTAAACCACGTTGGGTTTTAATAAGACGGGCTGACAGCGGAGGAGATCCTTGGTGTATCATAGACACGGCGAGGACTCCGTTTAATTCTAGTACTGCTCCGTTAGTTTTACGTCCTAATACAACAGATATAGATACATCAGGAACACTGGGGTCTGTTGACTTTCTTGCCAATGGTATTAAGTTTAATAGCATAACCAGTGCAGGGAATGGATCACTGGGTAATTATGTTTATATTGCTATGGCAGACATAGGTGGCCATGGTACACTACCACCAATATACGGCGTATAGACTACGAAAGGAAATTAGAAATGTGGGCAAGAACATCAGGTAATCAAGTATTAGAGATTATCCGAGTGCCTAAAGGTATGAAGATTAATGGGGTTCAATACCCTAAAACTATCTTTACTGATGCTTGGACAGATGCAGAAAGAAAAGCGATAGGTATTGTACCTTATGAGTACACAGGTAAGCGGCGAAATGATATGTTTTATACAACCTCTGAATCTGCTCCTATTGTGCTAGATCACAAGGTAACTGTTACCAGAACTACAACTGCCAGAGAACTACCTGATATTAAAGCTACAATGAAGAGTCAGATTAATGCTGTTCTTGCTGCTTGGTTGGGAGAAACCGATTGGTACTTTATCAGAAAGGCAGACAACGGTACACCTGTACCTGATGATATTGCCAAGTGGAGAAATGATCTTAGGGCCAGAGCACTGGTACTGGAAGCTGGTGTGGATAGTAAGAAAAATGTAGCAGGTCTAGAAGCCATGACCATTGTAACTCCTGAAATGCTAGAGGATGATATAGAGGCTGTATCAGAAATTAAGGACTGGCCTGTTAACCCAAGAAAAGGTGGTGTATAATACATGAAAGCACTAACCAAAGTACTGGCAGTTCTGTGCCTAATATTAACATCTTCTAGTTCTGTACTGGCTGAAGAAACGTGGGTTAAAGGAGATCCAATACTTACTTTCTTTATCTGTGCCAAAGAAAAAGATATAATGGACGTAGCTCTGGCAGATTCTAAAGATCTAGAAACTTACAGTCAACAGTTACTAGAAAAAAGTATTACGCAAAGCTGCTTTAAACTAGCACCTCCGCAAAAGTTTATAGTTGCAGAGGTTATAACAACTTATACAGACCACCAAAATAAGGCTACCTGTGTACTAAAAATAAAAGCAAGAAGTAACAAAGACCTTGTAGGCTACGTTGTAGCTGCAGGTATCCCGGGTAAAGGAATCTAAAGATGCCAGACTTAACTGATGTAGAGATAGGTAAGATGTTACAAGCTGTAGATCAGTTGAGTAAAGAAGTTGACAGGTTAACCATCAGGCTTGACCAACTTGAAAGTCAACTTGACAAAGGCAAAGGAGTTCTTCTAGGAGTGTTCATAGTAGCCTCTGGTTTAGGAGCAGCTATGTCTGCTATTATACAGAAAGTATTCACGTATTAAAGTAAGGAAGATAGTACCATGGCGTTTACCACTAGAATACGATTAGAAAAGCAAGCAGACGGGGCTAACCCTAACTCTTGGGGAACTGTGCTCAATAACAATGTCATTGATCTTGTTGATGATGCCATAGCTGCCTATGTCACAGTATCTCTGTCTTCTATAGATGTAACCTTAACCAATCTTGACGGCACCACTGACCAAGCCAGAAGTGCTTTTCTTGAACTACAAGGAACTTTGACCAATGATGTTAATGTCGTCATCCCTCAACAATCTAAAGGATACTTTATCAGAAACCAAACTGTTCCATCAAGCAGTGAAACTACAAAGATTAAAACTCTGGCAGGTCAGGGTGCAACTGTGGGGGTCAGTTCAGATGGATGGTTTGTTTGTGACGGGGTGTCTGTTCATCAGCCCAATGCCACTGGTCTAGGACTAGGCACAGCTGCAGATCTTAACATTGGTACTGCAGATGCAAACCTTATTCCAGTATCCACTGCAGATGTTAGGTATGTTAGAACCTCTGTCTCCTCTACAATTCCATCAGCAAAAACATTTACCAGTGCCACCACCTTTACAGCCCCTGTGGTTGGACCAGTTGTCTCTCTTACAGATGCTGCTTCTATAGCTGTTAACATGGCTCTGGGAAATAACTTTGCCATAACACTGGCAGGTAACAGAACACTGGGTGCACCTGCTGGTGTAACACCGGGACAGACAGGTTATATCTACGTGGTACAGGATGGCACAGGCAGTAGAACGCTTTCCTTTGCCACTGCCTATGTTTTTGTAAGTGGTACGGCTCCCACTATGAGCACAGCTGCTAATGCTGTTGATCTTTTGGTTTACAATGCAAGAACTACCACTGCTATATCAACCCTAGTTATTAAAGCCTTGGCTACTGCACCCTAGGAGTTATAAGTGTCTACACTATCACAAACAAAAAAGCTTAATTTTAGGCCGGGAATACACAGAGAATCTACGCAGTATGCGGAGCAAGGTTCTTGGTATGACGGTAATAGAGTTAGGTTTAGGGACAAAAAACCTGAGAATATCAGAGGTTGGGACGTTAAAACTTCTGGTTCTATTCTAGGCACAGGTAGAGATCTCATCACATGGCAAGATAATATTACTCAGCAGCATATAGCTATTGGAACTGAGAAGGCTCTCTATCTTTATCAAGGAACAAAAACCTTTAACATCACACCTGTCAGAGCCAGTGTATCTTTGACCAATGCCTTTGGAACACAGGCAAACAATGTAAGAGTTTGTGTCTCAGATACAGGGCATGGACTAGCCTCTGGTGATTTTGCTGTCTTTACTTCTTCCTCTGTTGCCACTGACTTTTCTTTTAACGCTATGTTTCCTGTCAGTGTTATCAATGCAAATGTCTATGCTTTTGATGCTTCTACCTCTGCACCTGATACCAATACAGCAGCAGGAGAAGCCACAGTTCAATACCTTATACCCACTGCTGCTTCTGTTGGTATCACAGGCACAGGCTACGGAGCAGCAGCTTATAATGCACAGGTGTTTACCTCTGTGGTTCTGACCAGTGTTATCAATGTGGTAGCTGCAACAGTTGCGGTTAGTATAACTAGCCCTAGTCATAATTTAGAGATTGATGACTTTGTTTATTTTACCACTGCAACAACAGTGGGAGGAAACATTCTTCTTACAGACTCTACCTTTGGTGGTCCTATCTTTCAGGTGGTGTCAGCAGAAGATGCTAACAACTTTACCATTAATTCTTTAGTTAATGCAGCTGGCACAAGTTCAGGAGTAGGTCTAGCAACAGCACAGTTCCTTGTAGATGTTAGTACCACGGCAGGATTTAGAACATGGAACTCTCCTGCTGTATCATCTGCTATTAGTTTTGTCCCTGCTAACTGGCAGCTAGATACCTTTGGAGAGATACTCCTTTCAAACAAAAGAGGAATGGGACTAAACCAGTGGTTTCCTACTTCAGGTGGAACAGCCAGAGCCTTTCCTGTTACCAATGCACCTGTGAGTATTAACTCATTTGTTGTCTCTCCTAATGATAGGCACGTTATTTGCTTTGGTTGTTCCACTGTGGCAGGTGTAAAAGATCCTCTACTTGTAAGATGGTCAGATCAAAATGATTATACTAATTGGACTCCTTCTATCAGTTCTACATCAGGAGAAAATACCCTGTCAGGTGGTACTGAGATTGTGCAAGGTATCAGAAGCAGAAACCAGATTGCAATTCTTACTGACCATGTTCTATATGGTATGCGTTTTACTGGTCCTCCTTTTATCTTTTCTTTTACTGAACTAGGAACAGGGTGTGGAGGAGTTAGTCAGCACGGTGGTACTGACATGGACGGTACTCCTGTATGGATGGGCTTTAATAACTTCTTTGCTTTTGATGGCAGGGTAAGAAGATTAGATTGTACTGTGAGAAGACATATCTTTAGTGATATTAATAGATCTGAGATGAATAAAATATACGCAGGTGTTAACTCAGAGTTCAAAGAGATTACGTGGCTCTATCCATCTGCTGATTCTACAGAATGTAACAGGTATGTTTCTTGGTCCATGGAAGAAAACTATTGGGTCTATGGAGAAGCTATCTGGACTACGTGGAGTGACAGAGGTGTATATGATAACGTGGTTAACACCGGAACATCTGTGGGTGTCACTCGTATATATGACAATGAAATTCCAAATACCTTTACTGGGAAAGGGTTGAAGATAGATTCCTTTATTGAAAGTGCTGACTTTGGCATAGGTGATGGGAATGAAATGCTCTTTGTTGACAGGTTAATTCCTGATATAGAGATTAACAACGGACAGGTTTCTTTTACAATTCAAACCAAAGAGTTTCCCAATGGGCAACTAAAAACAAAAGGACCTTTTAATCTTACTCAGAATATAGAGACAGTTAGGTTTAGAAGTAGGGGTAGACAGGCAAGAATTAAGATAGAGAATGATGCCACAGGAACTGAATGGAGATACGGAGATCTAAGATTAGACATACAAGAAGACGGTCTCAGGTAGGTACAGATGGCAGCAGTTTATCCTACTCTTCCTGATCTATATAGACTAACAGACGCTGAACTAATAGAAGCTTACTCAGAGATGAGGCAGTGGGCAGACTCTCTGATTAACGAACTGGAAGGAAGAGACCTAGAAAGTTCTAGAACAGGTACTGTTAGAATTAACAGACAGGTATCTGTTGGTGAGCTAGGTCAAGCAAATGCAGGAGATATAGTATACGAAAGAAAAACAGGTAAGTTTAAGGGTTATGTAAGCGTAGCAGGGACTACCATTGGTTGGTCAGAATTTAATTCATTTACACCGTAGGTTAGATTAAAATGAACTATGATATGAACACACTACTATCTATGATGGGAGCATCACCTGCACCTTCTCCTCAAGGTACTGTGATACCTCCTATTGTTTCTGTTCCTATACCTACAGCTTCTCTGGGAGGAAGAATAGTACCTCCTCCTTCTGCGCCTCAAGCACAGGCAGACTACGATTATATGCTTAATACTCTTAAAACTACTCCACTATACCCCGGGGCAAACTTTGCTAATGTTGGCATGGAAGGGTATAATACATTAGAGAATATACAAGAAAACCAAGGACTCTCTCCGTTTGATCAAAGCCAAAGGTCCATGATAACAGGGTCCAGTACAGGCCAGTTATCACAGACCACTGCTAATCCCGGTAATCAGCAAGGAGGTCTGGCCAGCTTAACGGATAAAATAGGAGCCATGTCATAATGAATACAGTGCAAAATCCTAGGATGCAAGCAGAAGCTCTCAAGCGTATGGGCAGGGGTCCTGATACGCAGCTTATTCACATGACTGACTCAGAGATAGATGCCCTCAATGGTCTCTCTGGTCTGGTGTTTAATGAGCCACTGAGAACAAACCCAGAGACAGGTCTTCCAGAGGCAGGTATATTTAAGAAGTTGCTTCCCACGGTCCTTGCCATAGGTGCGTCTGCTTTCTTAGGTCCCATGGCTGGCGCTGCACTAGGAGGTGGCACAGCTACTGCTTTGACTACTGGAATAGGTACAGGTCTGGCAGGATTTGGAGGGCACCTTGCAGGGCAAGCTTTGACAGGACAGGACCTAGACTTTGGCAGAGCCGCACTGGCAGGTGTAGGTTCAGGTCTAACTTCTGGCCTAGGATTTAGTGCTGCACCAGCGAATGCTGCAACAACAGCAGGGCAAATTTCTCCTATTGGGGATTTTGAAGCAGCTATGGCAGGAGCACCCGGAAGCTTTAATCCTGCTACTACTGTTCCTGTAGACACTACTTTTGATGCTTTTATACCTCCTGCAGCTGTTGATCCTGCTTCAGGCCCTATGACTATTGATGTTGCTGGTGACCCGTCAAGTTACACAGACTTAATAAGATCACCTACAGAAGTTGGTGAGTTCTTAATGGAGAAACCCATACCCAGACTAGCCCTTCCTCTGGGTATGGCAGCAATAACAGGAGAGTTTGATGAGCCTTTACCAGCAACAGGACCCCAAGGTTACACAAGAGAACCCTTTAATCCTAAGA